TTATCTTTTTGCATCAGAATACATCTGTTCTACTAGACCGGTAGTAGGAACAACTATCAAAGTTTTTTTGTGATCTAACTTCTCAACGAAATAACGTGTTAGAGCATATAGGATAAATGATTTGCCTGAACCAGTAGGAGAAAGGATAAGTCCCCTATCAGATTCAAGTATATTGTGTATCGCATCTATCTGATAATCTCTGGCTTTGAAATCTTTTTTCTCTAATGTTCTAACAAACTTAACTGTCAGGTCTCTGTCTAATTGTCGAGGTGGAGCTATTCCTTCTCCGTATTCGATTTTGTGTCCGTTTTCTGCAAGAAATCTGCGGACATACGGTAGTAGTCCCAGATATATTTTACCAGTAGCAGAGCTGAATAAACGTATACGACCATCCCACATACGGTTTCGCACCGATGGCATAAATCGTGAATTCGGAACCTCAAAGGTGAAGAACTCTGAGAGTTCTTTGGCAATAGCTGGCTCACATTTAACACGGAGATAAACCTCATTAAATTTCTCAAGAGAAACAGACATACTTATTCACCATGTAGAAATTTCTTCCACTCTATAGCGTTACGAATGTTCCAATTTCGATTATTAATTTCCCTCAATACTCTTTCTAGATAATTTACAACCTGTTTTAAATATTCAACTTTTTGATCTTGTTGTTGCAATTCTGCATCAGCTTCTAGATAAATATTAATATCAGATTTGAGTATTTTCAGATCAAATGGTTGAGATTGATAAACTTCAGGATCAGATTTACCAGTATAGTATTCCCACTTAAATTTATATAAACTCTTATACTCATCCTTTGCTTTCTTTAATTGCAAAGAATATTTAGTATAATGCTTAAGGTATTTGTTGTGCAACTGTGGGGTTCTGATACTTTCTAAATCTAATTCAGTATCATCAATTTTCAAATCACGATCTACTTCATTCTGTAATTCATTTAAATCCATAATATTATTCCATAATATAAAAGCGAGAAAGTAGTCAGAGGATAATCACCCCTTATCTTCTACCTATATATGCTTCCGTCAATAACCACATTGTTGGAAGATTAGTTACTGTACCGATTATCGTAACTACCTTCTCAAAATTATTTATACTAACCTATAGCACTAATCGTAAAATATGAGAAGGCAAATGTGGCTGTACATTCTGCATAAGTAACGTCTGATTCTTGATGTGAATACTCAATATTAGTTAGAGAAATTGGAAAGGCTTCTACCATTTGTATTTTTACAACAGGATTATTCTTACTACTCATTATAAACAAATCAAGATTAGAATACAAATCCCTATCACTTGACTTGACGTTTCCTAATATAAGGTCCATTATTTCAGTCTGTGGTCGTTTTGGTATACCATCAGGCCTTTCTTTCCCTTGAAACTGACTACGCATTTGTGGTGCAGCACAGTTTATCAACCAATCATGCATCTCTGTGTAATTTTTTAGTTGTTCATCTACTAAAAATGTCACATAGAAATCATCATAGGTTAATTTATCACCTATGATAGGCATATCAATCATGGGTGTTGTTTGTACAGCCTGACCTAAAGAAACTCCAGGTACATTTGCCCTCACTACAAACCATTCGGTCGTAGGAAACAAGGGCAAAAATACCTTGAATTGACTTTGCTGTGAATAATCAAAGACAGTAGGCTGACGCATCAATGCGTCACCCTGTCCTGATGTAGCCGTTGCTGTACCTGAATATGGATCAGTTTGTGCCATTAGGCTCCCCAACCATTTCCTGCACCAATTGTAGATTCTATTTTATGATACTCTATAACTAGAGTATAAGTAGCCGAAGCGTTTGTTATTAAAACATCACCTGTAAAACCAGATGGTAAAGCTCCTGACGGTGTCCCAGGTAGACTTCCCGCTCTAGGCATAACAATAGCCGGCTGTCCTGGTTGATAACCATATGTGCCGCTAGTTCCTTCACAAATAAATGCTATTACATTAGATGTAGCATCCCAGATAAGATCAAATCCACCTGACGGTCCGGAAGTTTTCCAAAAAATCTTTGCAATATTTACTATACCACCTGTTTGCCATCCTTGCAAATCTGATACATTTAATGAATTTACATTGGTGTTTGCAACACCATCGCCAATATATTTGACAGTAGTTCGATATCTAGTATCTGCTAGATATTGTACATGAGTGTGTGCCATAATTCTTTCTCCTTGATGTGGGGCTGGAGTCTACTCTCCCCCTTTTACAATGACTCCTATTCATTAGTATTTATATAAACCGCAGACCAAAAAAACGCCCCTGCGGTGGGAGGGACGTTCCAAAATTGCACTCTTTATAATTGTATTATGGCGAATGCTTTTTGTAGGTTACTTCTTACGTTAGGTTAGCTACCTGAACTCGACGGTAATACACGTTTGAATTACGAGTACCAGATCCATCGGGTGCAATTGCGTTGCCTGACAGCTGTGCAAACGGGTTCACCTGCATTCCATACCGAGTCTTGAAACCAATCTTCGGCTGGAAGTTATTTTCACCAACGGCACGAACCATCTGCAGCGGAACGTATGGGCAATAGAACAAGCCTGCATCATAAGGACTTGTGCCCCTATATCCACAAACATAGTACTGCGCCGCAGTTGCTCCAGAAGCAGCATATGGTACTTCCATGTTCATGTACGGATCAACGTACACTTTGAAGCGACCATTCAGCACGCCGGCGAAGGTGTTACCTGTCGAATCAACATTCAGGTTGTCCTGAAGTGCAGACTGGTAATCAAGAAGTCCAGCCATTGTCATCGCAGAAGCGACATCAGCAGAACAAAGGATTATGTTACCCTTTCCACGCCGTGTGTCACGAGCAATTACGTTAGCATCACGTTCCATAGCAAACATCAACCCCTTGAATTTTTCAACAGACCAGCGACCGCCGGAGTCTGTATCAAGATCAAAGATACCAGGCGAGGCAACATTTTGAAATGCACCAACCTTGGCGTTCATGTAAATAGTACGGACAACTTCTCGGTTAATTTCAGCAAGAATTTCAGCTGACAGAATATTTGCAAGCTCTGTCTCTGCATCCAAGCCATGGATCGCTTTCAGATCCTGTGCAAGTTCCATCGTGTACTCAGCTTTCAGCGCACGGGACTTTGCAGTCACGGTTGCTTTCTCAATGCTGAATGCCATCTGGTTAAATGCATTTCCGGTGGAATCACCAAGCGCTTCAGCAGCTGCTGTGGTCATACCAGTTCCCGTTGTAAAAGTAGCAGCAGAAAGTGCTTTCAACACTTGTGTGCCTACCTGAGCAGTTCCAACCGCTGCATCTTCCGAAGTAAAGAACGTATTAGCTTCGTTAAATAGAGCTTCTGTAGCTGAAGTTGCTTGTGAGGTATATCTAGCCTTCATTGCAAAGATAAGACCTGTAGGACCAGTCATTGGCTGGACGCCACAGATATCATACGCAATAAGCGAAGGCATCGCACGACGGACGAGGCTAATTAGGATCGGATCCCAATTCGCAACACCGCCGGTGTTTGTTGTAGGAGCAGCTTCAGAGAGGAAACTTCTGTCCTCTGCCATAGCCTTTTCCTGGTTTTCTAAAATTACAGTTGTAACAGCACGCCGATACGGATCCTTAATCTCTGGGAGGTCAGGATGCTGAAGTACTGGCTGCCACTTTTCCTGTAGGTGTTCAGTTTGAAACATTAGTTTTTTCTCCCTTTTTATATATTTATAAAAAACTTAATTCTGCGAACCTGCGGCTCGAGCTTCTGTCTTGCCAATCGCAGTCATATAAGCAGCCATTGTGTCGGTTACATCTTCATAATTTTCTTCGGATGGCGCTGCTTCAACATCTTCAGTAATTTGAACTTTTGGAAAATAAGAATCTTTGATCGTCTGCAACTTTATTCGATAGTCGTCGGCGCTCTCGTATTCTACATTTTCTGCTAGTTCTGCAAACTTCTCTACTTCTGTATCTGCTAGATCAGAAGCCACATCTAAAAGAATTTCATGTTGCTCAAGTTCATTTACTCTCTGAGTCATCGCAATATTCTTCTGTAGTTCTTCGTTCAATTTTTCTTCCATATCATCTGCTTTTGAAGCAGCTGCATCAAGAAGATCAAACTGATCATCAGGTACAGCAATGTCATGTTTCTCAAAGAGACCACGCAAATCAGAGATAAAACTTTCTGCAATTTCTGATTTGAGCCGGTGCTCAAGTGCTACTTCATTCTTCTTAATCCACTCATCTATAATATAAGTGAGATAATTGTCAACCTTTTCGGTCATCTCGTCTTTAGCTTGGTCCATAGATTGCTCAAAGGCTTCAGCATACTCTTCCTCAAGACGTTCTAGTTCTGAACGAATCTTCGCTTTTACAGCAGCTTCAAAAATTGTAGCTGCCTTTTGCTTGAATTCCTCAGAAAGACCTTCGCCTCCAGTGAGAGCTTTAACATCATCAGAAAGATCCATTGCAGCAACTCTCTCGTCTACGGTGATTTCAAATTCTTCACCACGTGTAGCTTCGGACTCATCGTCCTTATCTAGATCAGTCTGCTTCTTCCGTTTCTTTCCAGTCTTTTCATCTTCTTCTTCATCCTCATCAGGCTCTTCCTGTGGACGTCCTTCAGTTCCACCACCCTTACCAGCCTTTTTCTTCTCAGCTGCTCGGGCGCCTTTCAGAGTTTTCTCTTCCGGATCTACGCCTTCATATTCCATTTCTTCTCCTCTCATCTTGTCGCCAACTTCTCCGTCCATACCGGTCGGGGCAACAGTTTTGCCTGAAGCATCAGAAGAATTACCCTTTCCATTCAGGCCAGGTAATTTTGCTCTTTTTGCTTTCTTTTCAGCTGCAACACCAGGATCAGAAGGAGCATCAGGAGAAACCACGGCAGGTCCCATATCTTGTGTCTCGCCACCTGGCGTCCCTCCGGCTATTTTATCTTCCTTCTGGGCAGGGGCGGCACCTTTCATGGGAGCCCTTGGATCACCTTTGGTATCCAAAGCTTCCTCTAGATCAGACTCATCTACAAATACTTCTGCAGCAATCTGTTCTAGTTCTTGGTTTATATCTGTCATTTGGAGTACTCCCTTTTATTTCCAATATATAAGTTATTTATAATATTCATAATTTCGACAGGAAGCTTTCAAAAATTTGCGCATTCTTTTCTTCTCTTGCCTGCGCAAACTCTTGTTTCCTATCTAATTCTTTTCTATATGCTGCAATATCCATCTCTTTAACAGCACCATTTTGCCATACCCACTCTTTACCTTCCATAATTCCCTCTACGAAAGCGTTAGGTGCGGATGGATCTGCGACTATATCTGCAGCAGTAGCTAGATAAAAGTCATCTTTGACGAAATTTACTCCTCGCTTTGGTTCTAATGAACCCATACCTCGGGACGAAACTCCAAGCTTAGCACCTTCGTCTATGAGATTCTTTACAATTTTTCCATAAGGAGTATCCATAATCTTTGCTTCACCGATAAAATTATTTCCATCTGGATGTAGT